GTGAAAGATCAATTCGAAATTCGGCTGGATTTCAAACCAAATACAGGAAGTCCAGAAAGAGTTTTTCTTGCTATGGCGCAATATGTTAATGCGTTTGAAAATCTGGTTCTTGTTGTTGGTAAAGGAATCGCCCCTGATAACGTAGTTACTTGTGAGCTGTCAGCTGTTGAAACTGGTTCAATCAGTAGTATTGTTGATTGTATTGGTGGCTATTGTTCAACGCTGTCAAAAATACCTCTAATGATTGCTCAACATATGGTTGACCTTGATGAAATCGATCGAGAAGATCAAATAGAAACTTTCACCAAGAAACTTGAAGATGACGTTTTGTCTGACACAGTAATAGACTTTCCAAATCAGGCAAACATAAACCGACTAGAAGTTGCTAAAGGGCTATATAAATTAGCAGAAGCATCGAAAATGCTCGTTCAAGGTGAAACTGTAGATGTTCGAAAAAAAGATAGCAATGTTTATTACATTAACACCAAAACAAGATTTGCACGTGAACCAGAAGACCTTTTCAAAGAACATTTTGAAGTTAAAAGAACTACAGAAATTCTTCTCGTAAGGAAACCTGTTTTTGTTGGCTACTCGATGTGGGATTTTAAAAGCATACAAAGAAAGAAAATTTTTTCTGCCCCCATAGAGGACAAAAACTGGCTAGAAAGGTATCAAAACCGAGAAATTCATCTTGAACCAGGCGATGCCATCAATGCCTTCGTAGAGTTTTCTATGTATAAGGAAAAAGGGGCTAAATATTTCAGTTACAAAGATCATAAAGTGCTTACTGTAGGTCATCCTATAAAAAATGATGAGCTGCAACAAATGCTAGAATTTGAGAACAAAAATGATGAAGTCTAAAAAGCAAAGTACCTCACTGGTATTAGCTGCAGACTATATATTTTATCTTTTGCCATTTATTATTCTGACAATCATAAGCCTTGCCCAAGAAAAGCTTTCGGATTTACTAACAATATCTGATTGGTCTATTGCTTCAACAATCATTTACGGACAGCTTATAGTAAAACTTTCTGCAGCATTAGCAGCGACAAACAGAGAGAAGAAAATACCTGCTATTACGTTATATTTAACGATTCTTGTATGCCTTGGCTTGGTGGTAAATGTTGTTATTTATTCACTAATGCTAATAATGCCTAGCAAAGGCCTTGGAATAACGCAGTTGATTTTGTTTGGTTTTGCCTCAATTTGTCACTTCATTTTTGGTGCGGCTGTTGGGCACATCAACAAAGTGCAGTAGGCTTATAACCAAGTGTGGGTTAGCAGGAGATATGGCACAGCGGCCTAATGTGGGACTATAAACAACATAGAGGGATAAGGTGGGACGAGAGGCGAAATTTAGCGCCATAGATTCAGAGAGTTACATGCAGGCAGCCAGCATAGAGCGCCAGCATATTAGACGCCAGCAGTGCCAAAGATGCGCAAATTGAAAAAAATGCCGTTCATAAGCTGAGCGGCATTTTTTGTAAGATGTTTGGCACTGAAATCAGTTGGATAAAAGCAGCTTGGCATTGTAGTCAGAGCAGCCCGTCCCTTGGACAAACACGTCTAGTTCTTCTTGCTTCGTAAGGTTGTAGAAATATTCCCCGCCGAGAGCCTCTAAATCGCCGCGAATTCTGTCACGCAAATCAACGTCGTAGTCACCCAGCAGCTCTGCAACCGTGATGTCTCCATCATCTAATCTTATGGCTATGAAGCCTTTTCTAGGGTTGATGCCAACCACAGTACCTTCCATGTTGCCTCCTTAAACGACTCACAACCACCCTGCAGACCAAACAGCCCGCCCAATAATCTCAAGCTCTGCCAAGCGGTCACGCGGCACGGTCACCTTATCGTACGCGCTGTTGGCGCTGATGATGGCGACCCCATCAAAGTTACGCTGCAGCCGCTTGGCGTAGAGGTGTCCATCCAGGCGCAGAATATAGATACCCTCGCCCTCAATCGTGGTGCGCGTGTGATCGATCAGCACCGTGTCACCGCTGTGCAATACCGGCTCCATGCTATCGCCGTCGATACGTATCGCTGAGAGGTGATCCGGCGTCAGCCCCTGCTTGCGCAATGAGTAGCGCGTGAACGAGATATGCGTGAGCACTCGACAGTTCTCATTCCAGGCACCTGCCCCAGCGCTGCACTGCGCGTCATACAGCGGCACAAAGGCGTAATCCTCCATTCCCAACACTTCCGTATTCGGAATTGGCGGTTTCTCGTCTAATTGCTTTGGCCCTTCACCAGTAGCAACCCAATCAAGAGATACGCCTGCACCTTTCGCAAGCCGGGCAATGCTATCCAGCGCGGGTACAGAGTCACCAGCAAGCCATCGGTGAAACGTCGACATAGCAACGCCTGCAGTTTGAGCGGCTTTTTTGCGCCCACCCAACATCTCTGACACTTCCGAAATTCGAGTTCCGATTCCGTTATTGGGATTCGGAACTGACTCCTCAGTATTTCTATTCAGTTCCGATTCTTCATAAGCCATTGATTCAAACCCAAAATTCCTTAAAAGGACTATAGAATCCAAATAGGAGAGAAAAAGAACTCCGAAAAGGGATTGATGAATTCCATATATGGAGTTATGTTTACTCACAAGTGAGGGTTAGACAGCCAGAAAAAACGCCACGGAGTGACGCTATGAAACTGGACATACCTACCAACCCAACGGCGCGATGGGAGTGGATCAAATATCAGATCCGGTCTCGTGGCCTTACGTTGGCGGAGCTATCTCGCCGCCTTGGCGTAGAGCTTGGAACGCTGGCATCCGTAAAGCGCACGCCCTACCCACGTATGGAACGAGCTATCGCAGCAGCACTAGATCTCAAGCCTGCAGTGATTTGGCCTGAGCGCTGGAACAACGATGGCACCCCCTGCCGTCAGCGCCCCAATCGAGCGGAAAAGAGCGCATCAACATTAAGTCTGCATGATAGCGGCTCTAACGCTATCGCGCATCGTCAATTGGCCCGGAGGGCATAACCATGCGCCGTGTCAAAGATGACTTAACGTTAGACATCTTCGAAGTGCCAGTGCCGGTCGTGCCTACGCCAGGCAGCGGTAACTATGCCGCTCAGGTCAGCGAGCTGGTAGGGGTAGTGCTGAAAGAGTGCCCAGTAGACCGCTACGAGATTGCCACGCAAATGAGCCGCCTCTCAGGTGACGACGTTTCCAAGCACATGCTGGATGCGTGGTCGAGCCCAGGCCGCGCCGACCACAACATTCCGTTCTACCGCATTCCGCTTTTGGAAGAGGTGTGCCAAAGCCATGCCTTTACCGACTGGATCGTCCACCTGCGCGGCGGGCGCGTTGCCTATGGCCGCGAAGCGCTAGCTGCCGAATACGGGAAGCTGTCCCGCATTCAGGAGCGAGTCAATGCGGATCTGCGCAAGCTGAAAAAGATGATGGGAGAAGAAGAATGAACTGGTACTCCGCCAAAGAGTTGGCTGGGCTACCAGGTATGCCCAGCACAGAAAGGGGGGTTAAAAAAGCAGCCGATCGCGAAGGCTGGGAAGGCCAGCGCCGCATAGGCAGCAAGGCCGTGGAATACGCCTTCGCCGTACTACCCAAAGAAACCCAAAACGCCCTACTGCTGACACAGGCCGACCAAGCCGCCCCTGCGCCTGCCAGCACCGTAGCGCCGCAGCAAGAAGAGCAGCGCCCAGGCCAGCAGCAACTCACCGATGCCCAGCGCCGTGTCATGGGTGCCCGCGTGGCTTTCGTCCGCGAGATCGAGCGCATGAGCAAGATGGTCAGCCAGCAGCGCGCTATCGAAACGTTAGTCGCCCATGCCCAGGCCGACGATCTAACGCTGTACCTGAAAGAGCGCGTTGTGTTGGCCAACGACCGTAAAACGGATACCCGCACCCTCAGCGAGCGCACCCTCAAGCGCTGGATCGCTGACTTCCGCAAGTACGGCGAACGCGGCCTTGCCCCCAAGCGCCGCAAGGCTGATATGAGCATGCCGCCGTGGGCCGGTGACTTTCTCAAGCGCTACCAGAAGCCGCAAAAGCCCAGCGTAGAAGCGGCCTATCAGTTGCTCGTCGAGCAGACCGAGCCGCCGCACCCTTCTATCCATCAGGTGCGCCGCTGGCTTGCCAAGCTAAGCCCGGAAGCGCGTGAGCGTGGCCGCATGGGTGCGCATGAGCTGAAAGCCCTCCAGCCCTTCAAGCGCCGCACCAGCGACGCGCTACTGCCCAACGATGTGTGGGTAGCGGATGGCCATACCTTCGATGCCGAAGTGATCAACCCGCTCACCGGCCAGGCTTTCCGGCCCGAGATCACCTTGATCATCGATTGGGGCACCCGCCGCATCGTCGGCTTTGCCCTCAACCTTGCCGAATCCACCGTGGCCACGCTGGATGCCCTGCGCGATGCCGTGAGCCGTGTGGGCATGTTCAACCTGTTCTATGTCGATAACGGTTCAGGCTTTGACAACGCCACTGTTTACGAAGTGGTCGACCGCCTGGGTGGCAGCATTACCCACTCACTGCCCTACAACTCCCAGGCACGCGGCGTCATTGAACGCGCCCACCAAACCATCCTGGTGAAACTGGCTAAAGAGATGCCCAGCTTTATTGGCGCAGATATGGATAAAGAAGCCGCCACCAAAGCGCACAAGTTAAGCCGCCGCGATATTAAACAAGGGTTAAAGCCCGCGTTTATTCCCACGTTTCAAGAGTTCTTCGAGCGCTTGAACGACGCCCTGGATGCCTATAACCATCGGCCCCACAAAGGGCTGCCCAAAGTGCGCGACTTAGACAGCGGCAAGCTGCGCCACCAAAGCCCCATGGAAGCCTGGAAAAGTGCCGAGGCCGAAGGCTTCGAAGCGCTCACTGCACCCAGTGATGTGGTCGCCTCGCTTATACGCCCGCAAGAAGTGCGCAAAACCAACCGTGGCGAAGTGCGTATCAACGGCGGCGTCTACTTCATGGATGCCCTGCGCGACTTCCACGGCGACGAGATCCGCGTGGCCTGGGATTACCGCGACACCGGCTGCGTCGGCATCTTCACCCTGGACGGTGAATACCTCGGCGATGCCCAACTGGATGGCAATGCCACCCCCGCGATGCCCGCCAGCATGATCGAACGCGCCGCCGAAAAACGCGAAAAAGGCCAGCTCAACCGCCTGGTGCAGAAAGCCAAGGTGGTCACCGGCAGCGATGTGGAGTTCAGAACGATTACCCCCGCCGCCCGCCAATCAGACGAAAAGCAGGCCGCTCAAGGCCGCGCCTACGCCAAGCAACTGGCCGATCAAGGCAAACGCTTTCAGATACCCCAAAACAAAGTCGAGCGTTATCGGCTTTGGCAAAAGCTGGATGCCCAGCTTCAGCAGAACGAAGACATGCCCGAACAGGCACGCCAGTGGCACGACAGTTACCAGCACCACAACGATTTCCGCGCCATCCAGCGCGTAATGGAAGCGGACGGGCTGTCACCCGCCCGCAACCGACGGGCCGTCTAGACCACGGCCCACGACACCCCAACCTTGGATAAGGAAGCACTATGAGCGTCAACACCATTGTACCACTCACCAACGTTGGCCTACTGGCCGCCGCTGTCGAAAGCGCCGCCAACCGCCCGCCCGAACTACCTGGCTTGGTGGTCATGTACGGCCCCAGCGGTTACGGAAAAAGCCTGGCAGCCGCCTATGCCGCCAACATGCACCGCGCTTACTACGTTGAGTGCCGCGAAAGCTGGACGAAAAAAGCGTTCGTGGTCGCCATCCTGCGCGAGATGGGCATCATCCCCATGAAGACACTGAGCGAGATGGTCGACCAGATCGCCGAGCAGCTCTCCCGCTCTGGCCGCCCGCTGATTATTGATGACGTTCAGTACGTCATCGACAAAGCCGCCGCCAACGTCCTCACCGACATCTACAACGCCAGCCAAGGCACCCTGATTCTGATCGGTGAAGAGCGCGTGCCTGCCTCCATGGCCCGCCTAGAACGCCTGCACAACCGCGTACTGGAATGGGTACCCGCACAAGCCGCCAGCCTGGACGACGTGTGTGCCCTGGCCGCCAAAAGCTACCCCGATATCACCATCGAAGACGACCTGCTGGACGCCATCAACCACCGCGTTAAAGGCTGCCTGCGCCGTGTGGCGGTGAACCTCTACCAGATCCACTCCGAAGCCAGCGCTCAAGGCTGGAAGACAGTGAGCCTACGCGAGTGGAGCGAGCAAGACATCCACACCGGCCAACCACCGGCGCGGAGGGGTTAAGCATGGCCAAGAAGAAACCCTCCACCATGGCCGGTGATGTGCCGCCACGCCAATACATTTGGGACGCTATTCGCCAGCTCAACCATGCCGATACGCCCATTACCATGGCCGGTATTCAAACAGCGATGGGGCTTGAATGCGTTCGCCGCGTCAAGCAACACCGCATTGTCGACTACCTTCGCAACCTAGCCATCGGTGGCTACATAGAGCGTACCAATGTCAGTAAGCGTCCCGGCGAACGTGCCGAATACACGCTACTGCGAGACGTGGGCATCGAAGCACCGCGTGTGCGCCGCGATGGCACCTGCCCGCCACCGCCAGGCCGTGAGCAAATGTGGCGCACCCTCAAAATCATTGGCGACTTCACCGGCGCAGAGCTGGCCGATGCCGCCAGTACCGTCCACCAGCCGGTAGCCAAAACGACGGCTGACGAATACATCACGATGCTGGTACGCGCTGACTACCTCAGCGTTGTGACACCCGCCTCGCCCGGTGTACCGGGGCGCTACCGGTTGGTGCCCAGCCGCTGGACCGGCCCCATGGCCCCGCAGATTCGCCGCACGAAAGAGATGTACGACCCGAATACCGGCACCGTCATCTACTCCCGCGTGATCAAAACCGAAGGGGGCGAGCCATGAACGCCATTCGTCGCACCCGCACCGTGGATATCTCCAACTGGGGCGAAGCACCGCCCCGCTGGATCACCCTGCTCGCCAACGAAGTGCGCGCCACCAATCGCAAGATGGCCGGTGATCGCATCGGCGTCTCGCGCAGCGCGGTATCCCTGGCACTGGCCAACCGCTACCCCAGCCCCTCCACCAGCAGCATCGAAAAGAAGGTGCTACAGGCGCTGGATGGCCTGAACTGCCCCGCACAGGAACGCACCATCAGCGTGGAACAGTGCCGCGAGTACCGCTCGCGCCCAGCGCCTACCCACAACCCCATGGCCATGCGCCTATGGCGCAGCTGCCAAACCTGCCCGAACAACCCCGACCGCCAGCAGGGAGAAGACCAATGACCCTCAAAGCCACCTGCCCGGAATGCGGCATGAGCGGCGACATGGCCGCGTTCGTCACCCAAGGCGAACACAACCAGGCGCTGGCCGCCGCGCTGGAAATGCCCGCCTTACTGAGCAGCCGCATCGTGCGCTACCTCGGCCTGTTCCGGCCCAAATCACGGGCATTGGCCAGCGCCAAAAGCGCCCGCCTGCTGGGCGAGCTGAAGGACGTCATCACTAGCGGCGTGATCGAGCGTAAAGGCATTACCCGTGAAGCACCGCTCAAGGTCTGGGTGATGGCGCTTGACCAGTTGCTTGAACGCCCGCCCAGCAACCTGCCGCTCACTGGCCACGGCTACCTCTATGAAGTGGTGGCCAACTGCGCCGACCGCCACGCCGCCGAGGTGGAAAAGCAGCGTGAGGAGCAAGTTCGTAGCGGTGCCAAACAGCCTGCAAACCGTGTTGCCGTTGCGCCCCTGCGCGAGCGCACCACCGATGACGTACTTGCCGAGCATGAGCGGTTAGCCCAACGCAAGGCACACGTTACCCACCAGCGCCCGCCACAACACGACAAAGTCGCTGAAAGAGCCAACGCCCCAAAGCGCCTGAGCGACCTACTGAAAGAGGCAGCCAGCCAGGGAGAACAGCCATGAACACCATTACCGACAGCGAACTGGAGTACTACGCCGACCGCTTCATGCGCCTGCGTATCGCCCGTCACGGCTTCAACCTGGCCCAGTACCTCGTCAACCCACTGGTGATCGAGCGTCTAGCCCTGGAGCCAGAGCCATTGCTGCCCCAGCAGCATGCCACCGTGCTGCGCTTCTGGCAGCGCTGGGACACCGGCCTGGCAGCGGTCTCCGAAGCCGCCAGCGAAGACGACGCCGACGACGAGATCCAGGCCGCCGCCTGGGACTGGCGCGATCTCCTCGACCGCTGGCGTGAAGAAACCGCCGAAGCCGAGCGCGCCCTGGCGCGTATGAACCAGCGCAACGGCGCGTACGTCGAGCCGATGCGCCACCACCGCCACCATGGCCGCAACCGCACTGCCGCCAACTTTGCACGCAAGGGAGCCTGACATGAGCACACACACCGCCAACCCCGTGCTGCGCCTGATCGACACCGACGAAATCGGCAACGCCAGCGTGAGCCAACTGCTGCAAGACATGGGCGCCACCAGCGCCGAGCAGGTGGCCGTAGGCATCACCCGCAGCCACCAGTTTGAACCGTTCGCCGCGCTGATCTGCCTGCACGGCCCCCACACCCAGCGCTATCTCGACGCCATTAACAGCGTCACGCGGGATATCAAACTCGACCAACGTTTTGGAGCCAACCAATGAGCGCCGCTACTGACATCACCCAGATCCCCGATGGCTACCGCATGGATGCCAAAGGGCGACTGATCCCCGAAGAGAGCATCAAGCCGATTGATCAGGCCCGCGATGAACTCGCCATCGAGCTGGTGACCAAGGCCATCGAGCTGAACCGCCAGCTACAGCAGTTCAAAGCCGCTGCCTTTGGCGACATCGAAACGTTCGTGCAGCTCTCTGCCGAACAGTACGGCGTCAACGTGGGCGGCAAGAAAGGCAACGTCACGCTGCTGAGCTTCGATGGCCGCTACAAGATCCAACGCCAAGTAGCTGATCACATCACCTTCGATGAACGCCTGGAAGCCGCCAAGGGGCTTATCGATGAGTGCTTGAAGGATTGGACGTCCGGCGCTGGGCACGAAGTGAAAACCATCGTTCAGGACGCCTTCCGTACTGACAAGCAAGGCAACCTGCGCACCGGTGCGGTGTTAGCCCTGCGCCGCCACGACTTCGACGACAAGCGTTGGCTCAAAGCCATGGATGCCATCGCCGACGCCGTGCAGGTCACCGGCTCCAAAAGCTACGTGCGGATCTACGAGCGCATCGGCGACACCGAGCGGTACCAGCCCATCAGCCTGAACATCGCGGAGGTGTAACCCATGCCCAGCAAATGCACCTACTTCTACCAACTCCAGGAGCACGGCATCAGTGCCGCGCAAGCCAAGCAGTGGCTCAAGAAGAACCCGATGCCACGCCAATGGAAGCACAGCGCCTGGCGCTGGGCTGCTGAGAACATGACCGATGAGGTGACCCAATGAGCACCACAACGAATGCCGCACCCATTCGCGTCCGCGATGCCATCGGCGGTTACGCCGCCACCCTGAAGGGCCAGCGTGCTACCTGCGCCTGGAGCGCGGAGGAAGCCGCTCGCAAAGTCGCACGCAAGGTGCATGGCGACCATGTCGATGTGGTCAGCGCCGAGTTGGCAGAATCCGATGCCAAAGCGGGCGTTAAGTACCGCTACCACATCACCCAGCGAGGTGCCGCATGAACCACGCACTCAAACACGGCGACCGGGTGAGCTACACCCGCACGGTGCGCCGGGGTAACAGCATCAGCATCTCAGCGCGTAAGGGAATGCTGATCAGCATCAAGGGCGACGTAGCGTTCATCCGCGCCAGTAATGGGCGGTTGATCCACGTAAAAGCCAACAGCGTGCGGCCTGCCAGCCAGCCCAACGCGCTCACCGAATCCATCAAGGCCATTCAGGAAGGTGCCCAATGAGCGAGTTTGAAATTACCAGCATGAACGTAGCGGTACACACAAAAGCGATTGGCCAAGCCTTCACCACGCTGGCTGCGCCCATCATTAGCGCTAAGGCCTTGCTTGATGCGCATGGCGAGGAGACCGCTAAAAAAATGCTCGACCTGGAGCCAAAGGAAGATCTCGTCAGGGCAGGCGAAGTGGTGATCGGCACCTACAACGGCTTGGTATGTCGCCTAGTAATTGAGCCAGAGAGCGGTAGCTGGATGGGGGACAACCTAACGCATGAGCCCATCAAAGGAATCACCATTCAAAACATGGAGGTGAACGGCCAAAAGCTAAAGGTCGAAGCATAGCGAAACGCCCCTGCTGGGGCGTCTGCTGGGCGTGGTGGCCCGGCACTGATGAGCAGCCAATGAGGTTACACATGAATAAATGGAAGCAGTTAGAAGAGCAGCTCTCGGGCGTCTTCGCCAGCGCCACGATCAAAGCTGACGGTTATGAAGTGGCCTTCTACAAGCGCTTAGGCAAGGGGGAGCGGCTGGTCATTGAGACCTATGTGAATGGCTACATCAAAGGCGACTGGATCAGCGTGGGCGATAACGGAGAGCCAAAGGCCCCAGAAGGAAGGTTCTTCTACCCAATGAAGCGCCGCGCATGGCCTTTGAGGCAGTACAAGGAATTGAAGAAGGCGTTCGGCAAGCCGTCGGCCGACAAGATGACTGAGTTGCGCGTTGTGGGCTTTCTGCCCCACTGGAACAGCCCGCGCACGTTGATCAACCACCTCAAAAAGAACTTCCCTGACTTGGAGCTGGTGTCATGACCCTGGAACGCACGCCCTATACGCCAGTGCCAGAAGAGTGGCTGATCACGTTTAGCATGCTGTGCGGTATGTGCAAGAACGTGAACGAGTGCCACATCATCGACGGCATGATCGAGATGAAGCTCGGGGCTCCGTGGCCCGATGGGGGCTGGGTCACCGACCCAGGCGCGGGTGTCACCTGCCTCAGCTACCAGCCGCGCCCGGTACGCATCCTGGAAGGCCGGGCGCTGGAAGACGCCCTGAACAGTGCGGTGCCCATGTGTGGCGGCTGTGCGGCTCGCAAGGGCAGCGACGCCTCCAGGAGCTTGCACACCCAGCGCGACTTCAACGCCGCTGTAAAGCGTCGTGGCATCTTCGCGTGCCACGAGGGTGATAACCACGGCAAACCGTGCGGCGGCTGGTGCAGCGCGGTACGCCGCCAGATGGGACGCCAATCATGATCAGCAAAGGCAAGCTGGCCCAAATCCACATCGCCAAGGCCCAACTGGGCCTGACCGATGAAGACTACCGCGCCATCCTCGCCCGCACGGCGGGCGTGAGCAGTGCCAAAGAACTCACCAACCGAACCGTTGGCGGCGTGATGTACGAGTTTCGCCGCCTCGGTTTTGAACCTAAGCCCGCCAAAAAAGCGGGCCGGAAAGCGCCGCGCCCGCCGCGCTCACGCCAGAACGTGATGAGCAAGATCGAAGCCATGCTCACCCATGCAGAACGCCCATGGGCCTACGCCGACAGCATGGCCAAGCGGATGTTCGACGTTGAGCGCGTGGACTGGCTGGACGATGACCAGCTACACCGCCTGATGACCGGGCTCATCATCGATGCCAAGCGGCAAGGACGGTACCCCAATGACCTCAAATGACGATAACCTCGATTTTGGGTTCGATGAGATCCCCAAAGATGCCCTGGAGCGCCTGCCGGATCCAGAGCTGGCCCGCCACTGGCCTCAGTCGCTGGTCGACATGCTGCAGGTAATCGAGGCCGAGTATGTCGAAATAGGGGTGGCGCCGCGCATCGCTCAACGCCTGGCGTTTTCCACCCTCAGAATTCTGGCGTATTACCACGGCGGGCAGGTATTCTATTTAGCCAAAGGGGATCAGCTCGACCGAGCGCTGCGCGACCATCAAATATGGTGCGAGTTTAACGGCAGCAACCACGCCGAGCTGGCACGGCGCTACGATAAGAACGTGATCCAGATCTACAAGATCCTGGCCGAGCAGCGGGCACTGCACCGCAACCGCATCCAGCCAGGGCTGTTTTAAGGGAGGGGAACATCATGAAGGCACTGGCAGGATTCGCACTGGCGTTAGTGGCCACGGTAGCAACAGCGCAATCGGGACCGTCTTTTTCGGAATACAAAGTTTCCACTGAGGTTGCCGCTGATTTAGCAGCGCTTTGCAGAGTCGAGGTACAACAAGAGTACGGGGAGCGATGCGATCGTTTCTATAGCCACATGGAAAGTCACATGGCCCTCTATGCACAATTTGCCAACCGCTTAGCCAGCGAAGGTAATGACGCATACGGCAATGCAGACACCGTGGATCTGGAAATGCACCAGCGCACCGTCTCCAGGCTCAACGAAAGCATGCAGTACATCAATACAATGGCAGAGCTACACTTGAGATAAAGCGACCTACCTGAACTCCCAACAAACCCGCCTCGGCGGGTTGTTTTCTTTAATTCCCGCTAATCCCGACGCCTCACCCCGCCACCCTATCCTGAACCTCACTGCATTGTGCTTCCACCTGCTTGAGGTCACCTTCGTGAAACCCCAAACCCGCCACAACCTGCTCGACAAACTCCGCATCGGCCCCTGGCTGATCCTCGCCATCATCACCACCGTGGTCGTCGGCGCGCTGTACCCGCACCAGCTCGGCGTGCTGCTCTGGTCGCTCACCAAGCTCTGCTGGGGTGCCTACCTCGGCTACTGGATCGACCGCTCGATATTCCCCTACGCCCGCCCGGATGGCTTCAACCCCGACCGCGCCCCCAAAGAACGCACCCTCTGGGAGCTGCTCATGCTGCGCCGCGCCCTGATTATTGCCGGTGCCATCCTGGCGCTGGGCCTCGGGGTCTGACATGGGCACCGCCGAGCTACTGGCAGAAGCCGAGCGCGTCAAAGCGCAGATTGACGCGCTGCCGCCCGGCGCTCGCGTGCTGCCCCTGTATCTGCGCCTGAAACAGTTGCTGGCTCAAGTGGAGTCAGGGCTCAAAGAGGAACGGCCCGAATGAACAACCTCATCGCCTACCTGCGCGAGTGCGGCACCTGGATAGCCCTGTGCCTGGTGCTGGCCACGCTGCTACTGCTCTCGTTTTGCCAGCCCGCTCACGGCCAGATCCCCAGCGCCGCGCAGGGCTACCAGCGCGAACTCACGCGAGTGGTGCAACAGGAATGGGGCATGAATGGCCGTGTGGCCGTGCATGCCGCGCAGATCCACCAAGAGAGCACCTGGCGCACCCACGCTACCAGCCCGGTGGGTGCCCAGGGGCTCAGCCAGTTCATGCCCGCCACCAGCGCCTGGATTGCCGAGATCTACCCCGACCTGGGCAGTGCAGCCCCATTTTCCCCCACATGGGCCATGCGCGCCCAAGCCCGTTACAACAAATGGCACTGGCAGCGGCTCAGCGGGGCTGCCAATGAATGCCAGCGCTGGGCGTTCGCGCTCTCCGCCTACAACGGCGGGCTGGGCTGGGTGAACCGAGACCGTCGATTGACCACCGCCGCAGGCAAGGATGCCACCCGCTGGTTCAATCACGTGGAGCACTACACCGCCCGCGCCAGCTGGGCGCGGCGTGAAAACCGACACTACGTGCGCCACATCCTGCTCGATCTCACGCCCCGCTATGAGCGCGCTGGCTGGCAAGGGGGTGCGCCATGTTCGAGCGTGTAATTTCCATACTCTTTGTTGCAGCGTCCATCGGCTTCGCGTGGAAAGCATGGCAGGTAAACAACCTCGTCAATGAGCTAACCCTTGAACGCTCAGCGCTATCGCAAATGACAGACCAGCGTGATGAATGGCTACGGGAAGCCACTGAGGTCGCTGACCAGCTAGACGAAGCCGAGCAGCGCTACCGTGACGCTGAAGCCGCTGTTCAAGCGCTTCAAGAGGAACTCGCCGCGCAGGCAGAGAGTTACGACGACCTCCGCCAGCGCATCCGCCGCGCCCCCGCCAGCGACAACGGCCCCGTGGCCCCTGTGCTGCGCGATACCCTGGAGCGCCTGCCATGAACATTATCGTGATCGTCGCCGCTGGGGCGTTGCTCGCCGCCTGTAGCAGCACGCCCGGCGCGCTACCAACGCCACCCCCAGTCAACATCTACCAGTGCGCTGCCCCAGCAGGCATGACCGCACCAGAACGCCAGCCGCTGCGCCCCGTGGGCAACTACACCCAGGAGGACGTCGCGCTCTACATCACCGACCTACACCACTGGGCCACGCGGGGCTGGCTGAAGCTCGCACGCGTGCGCGAACACGCCGACAAGTGCGTGGCCAGCAATGACGAAGACGACGACGAGGATTAGGGGAACATGGAGATCACCAACTTATGGGATGCCCGCTTTCTATTCGAAGTGATGAAGAACAGCTTCTTGCTCGCCGTGGGCATCTACGTGTGGTGGACAACGCGCAATCGCGCCACCAGCACTGCGATTCGAGATGTGCACATCCGTATCGATGAGGTGGACCGCCACGTGACACGCCTGGAACAGACGCTGGAAAACCGGCCCGGCTACAGCGAGATCGAAAAGCTACGCGGCGAAATGGCGGGCATGAACCGCGCCGTCGGCGAGCTGGCCACCCAGGTGCATGCCAGTAATGCGTTACTGAATCGGCTGCACGAATACCTGCTGACGGAAAAAGGGAATCGGCAATGAACTACAACGACTACCAGACTGAAGGCCGCCGCCTGTGCATCCTGCGCATCCTCTCGCGGCGCACGCAGTTCACCACCAATGAGTACTCGCTGAACGACGAGCTAAAAGGGGCGTATGCCCACATCGTCAGCACCGACCGCTTGCGCAGTGATCTGGCATGGCTGGAAGAGCAAGACCTGGTCATCCTCCAGAGCCCCCGAGCAGGACTGGTCATCACGCTCACCTCACGGGGCGGCGATGTCGCCGACGGCTTGGCCACCGTTCCCGGCGTCGCCAAACCGCGACCGGGAGCGTAACCATGCCGCCCCGTAACAAGGTGTTCGACTTACCCCAAGAGGTGCGCGAAGAACTCAACGAGAAGCTCGTCAGCAGTGGCTTCCAAGGCTACGAAGCGTTAGCCGGGTGGCTCAGCGAGCGCGGTTATAACGTTTCCAAGTCCAGCGTTCACCGCTATGGCCAGGATCTCCAGGAGGAGTTCGAAGAAGCCATGGGCGACGTGCGTAAAACCACCGAGCTTGCCCGCGCCATGGCCAGCGATGGCGAAGACGAAAGCGGCCACCTGATCGACGCCACCGCCCGCATCGTGCAAGACCAGCTGCTGCGCATCTCTATCGCCATGCGCAAAGCCGAAGAAGACCCCGCCACAGCTGCCAAGCAACTAGGCAGCGTGACCAAAGCGCTGGCCGATATTGGGCGCGTATCACTCAGCCAGAAGAAATGGGCCAAGGAACTGCGGGTGGAAGTGGCCAAAGAAGCTGCCGCCAAGGCCGAGACGGCAGGCCGTGCCCAAGGGCTATCCAATGAAGGCGTCGCGGCACTGCGCGCTGCCATCCTGGAGGGCATGTCGTGAGCGCTGCCATTGAACAAAGTGTGTTGCTGCCCTACCAGCAGCGCTGGGTAAAAGACACGTCGCCTGTCAAGGTCATTGAGAAGTCGCGGCGTATCGGCCTGTCCTACGGCGAAGCGGCAGACGACGTGCTGTATGCCGCCTCCAGCGAAGGGGCTAACGTCTATTACATCTCCTACAACAAGGAAATGACCCAAGGCTTTATTCAGGATTGCGCCGGGTGGGCCAAAGCCTATCAGGCCGCTGCCAGCCAGATCGAAGAGTCGGTGATTGAAGCCGAAGACAAGCAGATCCTCAGCTACACCATCAAGTTCGACAGCGGCCACCAGATCCAAGCCTTTACCTCCAACCCGCGTAACTTGCGCAGTAAAGGTCGCCCTGGCGAACGCCTGGTGATTGATGAAGCCGCGTTCGTAGATGACATCCAGGAGCTGCTAAAAGCGGCGATGGCCATGACCATCTGGGGCGGTCAGATTCGCATCATCAGTACCCACAACGGCGAAGATAACCCATTCAATGAGCTGGTCAATGACATACGCGCCGGTAAGTACGACTACAGCCTGCACCGTGTCGATCTGGACGACGCCTTGGCCGATGGCTTTTACAAGCGCATTTGCAGGGTCACCGGCCAGCAGTGGACCCGTGCAGGCGAAGCCCATTGGCGGCAACAGTTGATCAACCGCTACAAGCCCAACGAAGACGAAGAGCTGTTCTGCATCCCCGCCCAGGGCGGCGGCAGCTACCTGACCCGCGTGATGATCGAGGCGTGCATGGCGCCTGCCCCGGTGCTGCGCTTCAACGGCACCCGCGAGTTCAACGCCATGCCAGAGCCGCTACGCGCCGCCGAGATGGCGGACTGGATTACCGACAATCTCAAGCCCGTGCTGGCCACGCTCAACCCCCGCCGCCAACACGCCTTGGGGCAAGACTTCGCGCGAAGCGGTGACCTCTCGGTCATCGCCCCCATGGAGATCGGCGACACCCTGCACCGCACGGTGCCCTTTCTGATGGAAATGCACAACGTACCGTTCAAACAACAAGAGCAGGTACTGTTCGCCATTGGCAATAGTCTGCCGCGCTTGTGTGGCGTGGCGATCGACAGCAGAGGCAACGGCGCCTACATGGGCGAGTCGGCCACCGACGAGTGGGGCTCTATCGTTGACCAGGTGATGGCCACCGAAAACTGGTACCGCGAACGCATGCCCCGTTATAAAGCTCGCTTTGAGGATGGCTCAATCACCATTCCGAAGGATGACGACTTAGTTGATGACCACCGCGCCTTCAAGCTGGTACGCGGCGTTGCCCGCCTACCCGAAGGCAAAACCAGCGGCGAACGCCACGGCGATGGCGCAATGGCTTGCGTACTGGCCGACCACGCCGCCGAGCTGGAAGCCATTGAGATCGAATTCACCCCCGCGCCCCTGCCTGGCGCCCGCCAGGACGACGACAGCGACGACATTGAACCCAGCGGCTTTGGAATAGGAGGCGGCGCATGGTAAGCCCTAAAGCACTCATCAAGCGGTTATTCGGCAGCGACAGCAGCCAGGCGCTAGAGGAAGAACAAACCCAGGACGCCCGCATTGGCCAGCTCAAAAGAGAGTTCGCCGAGCACCCTACTAAAGGCCTCACGCCTGCGCGCCTGTACCAGATTCTGGAAGGGGCCGAGCAAGGAGACCTCAAGGCGCAAAGCGAGCTGTTCGATGACATGGAGGAGAAAGACCCGCAGATCGGCGCGGACCTCGGCAAGCGCCGCCAGCTCGCCGCCGAACTGGAGTGGCAGATCGTGCCGCCCGACGGTGCCAATGCGCAGGAGAAGAAAGCCGCCGAGCACGCGGCTGAAGTGTTCAGTGGCTTCGAAGTCGAGGATCTCATTCTGGATCTCGGTACCGGCATCGGCCACGGCTGGGCCAACCTTGAGCTTTCGTGGCAGCGAGATGGCGCACTGCGCTACATCGAGCAGCCCACGCTGCGCCCCCATAGCTGGTTCAGGCTCCACCCGGATGACCAGAACTGCATCACCCTACGCGATAACAGCGCCACCGGTGCCGAGCTATGGCCACTCGGCTGGGTGCAACACCGCCACCGCGCCAAGAGCGGCTATGTTGCCCGCATGGGCCTGCACAGAATGTTAGCGTGGCCCTACCTGTTCCAGAACTACGCGCTCGGCGATTTGGCGCAGTTGCTGGAGATCTACGGCCTACCGGCCCGCATCGGTAAGTACCCACGCAATGCCACCGAGCGAGAGAAGGCCACGCTGCTGCGCGCCGTGGTCACGCTTGGCCAAAACGCTGCAGGCATCATCCCCGAAGGCATGGGCATCGAGTTCATGGAAGCGGCAGGCAAGGGAGCGTCTGCGGATCTCTACAAAACCATGATGGACTGGTGCGAGCGCGCCAAGGCCAAAGCCATCCTGGGCGGCACGCTCACCAGCGGTACCGGCGAAGGCACCAACACCAATGCACTCGGCAATGTGCACGAACGCGCACAGATGAGCCTGATCCGTTCAGACGCTCGCCAGTATGCGGGCAGCATTCGCAACGCGATTCTCTGGCCCATGGCAGCGCTGAACTTCGGCATTGATAAGCCCCAGCGTGCGCCTCGGTTCTATTTGGACACCGGCGAAACCGAAGACCTCGAACGCCTCTCCAAGAGCCTGCCCACCATTGTGGACATGGGCGTGAAGGTGCCCATGTGGTGGTTCCATGAGAAATCCGGCATTCCCAAAGCGGCCGAAGGCGAAGACGTACTAATGCCAAAGGCGGCACAAAACCCCTTCGCCGCGCTGCGTTTGGCAAAATGGCAGCGTCCTCTAGCCGCTCTGCGCCAAGCACCCACGCAACCGGGCCAGCCGAGCTACTACCGCGATGCCACCCTCGACCAGCTCGACGACCAGGCGCAGCCAATCGTTGATGGCTGGGTGGCGCAGGTGCAGCAGTTGGTAGAGCAGGCGACCAGCTTCGAGCAGCTGCAAGAGCTGATCACCAGCGCCTTTGATGACCTCGACGAATCGGAGCTTGCAGACGTGATGGCCACCGCCTTTGAGGCCGCAGCGCTAGCAGGCCGGGCCAGCGTCGATGAGGAAACCGGCGATGCCGATTAGCGCCCAGTTCAACCGCCCGTTCCCTGAGCAGGTCACGTTCTTCCGTAACAAGCTGAACCTGCCCACGACCCGCAGCGGCCAGATTACCCGCGACCAAAACGACGCCGCGTTTGTGGTGGCGGGTGCCACTAAGGCGGATCTGCTCGCCGATCTGCGCGGTGCGGTAGACGACGCGATCAGCAATGGCCAAAGCCTGGGGGAGTTCCGAAAGCAGTTCGAAGAGATTGTGGCACGGCGCGGGTGGACCGGCTGGACAGGGGAAGACACCAAAGCAGGACGCGCCTGGCGCACTCGGCTTATCTACAAGACGAACCTCGATACGTCCTACGCCGCTGGCCGCTGGGCCCAGATGACAGATCCCGAAGTCGTGCGCCTGCGCCCCTACTGGCGCTACATCCACAACACGATTGAGAACCCACGCCAGCAGCACCAGCGCTGGCACAACCTGGTGCTACGTCACGATCATCCATGGTGGCAAACCCATTTCGCGCCCAACGGCTTTGGCTGCAACTGCGGTGTAGAAACACTAAACGAACGCGGCCTGCGCCGCCTGGGCAAGGACGGGCCAGACGCAGCGCCCAACGACGGCACCTATGAAAGCGTCGATAACACCACCGGCGAAGTCGTCACCGTGCCCAACGGCATCCAACCAGGGTGGGACTACGCCCCAGGGCAAACGGCAACGGAGCGTGCGATCGCCGCCAGGCTGAACCGGCTGGATAACGTCGAGGCCACCATTGCCCGGCAGCACGTGGCCGACCTGGTGCAGGCACCGCTGTTCAGTCGATTCTTCAATGGTGAGATCCAGGGGGAATATCCAGTGGCGGTAGTGCCGCCACTGGAACGTCAAGTATTGGGCGCCGAGTCGCCGGTAGTGCTGCTCTCACAGCAAAGCTTGCGCACCCACCGCGAACGCCACCCCGAGATAGGCCTTGAGGACTATCGCCGCGTACAGCAGCTCCTGGACGATGGCCAGGTGTACCAACTACCCGACCAACCGGGTCGCTTGATCTATCTGGTAATCGAAGGCGTTACCTATCGCGCCGCACTCAAGCGCACGCAGGATGGTAAGAAGAGTTATTTCCTGACGCTGTTCAAGAGCCGCACGGATCAACCGCCGCCGGATGCAGAACGCTTGAGATAAGAAGGGGGGTAACACAGGGGTGACGCCTGTCGCATGGGAGGCACCCATGCTAGCCCTCATCAACGCTCGAATGAGCGAAGGGGTCGGTAGCCATACCGAGGACAGGCACCAACAGTATAGGAGAGAACCATGATCACCATCAACGCCAACACCGACGCCATCGAACGTGCCATCACCGACCTGATCAGCAAAGGCGACGACCTAACAGCGCCGATGAAGTCGATTGGCGAGGAGATGGTCAACCGCACTCAAGGGCGCTTCCGCGATAAAGAAGCACCGGACGGCACGCCTTGGGCACCCAACTCCCCGGTAACTGAAAAACGCAAAGGGCATGGCCGAGTGCTCGAAGGCGAGAGCAAACAGCTCGCTCGGCAGTTCAGCTACAGCGCCAGCAGCGAAGGCGTCGAATGGGGCAGCCTGATGGTCTATGCCGCCATGCAGAACTACGGCGGTACCAAAGCGGAGTTCCCGCATCTCTGGGGCGATATCCCCAGCCGCGAGTTCATCGGCCTGAACGATGACGACGAAGACGAGGTGTTGGGCATCCTCGCCGACCATTTCAGCCTCTGACCCCGAACCGCCAGAAACGCCCTGTCAGCGCCGCAAGGCGCTACCCCGCTACGCTGGCCCAGATTTTTGCCGTGAGGCACGTTAGAGGTGCGTTAGATATCGATTTCACGTATATTTTGCTACACTGTGACTGTATAGGTACAAAGATAAGGTTCAGAACAGCCCACGTAGAGGCTGGCGAGTACGTATCGGGGAGGATGATTATGTTCGAGAAAATGAGGCGTCGCTTTTGGATAAGCTACAGACGTGCGCAAAAAGAGCGGAGAGAGAAGCCACGCTATCAGGTGGTCGGTAATGGTGTCATGACTATGAAAGCATCTGATGTGGTGCAAACTAAAGCTTTTCAAGAACAGTTGAAAGCTTCAGAAAGACTGGAGCATGGGCTAAGGGTATCGGAAACGTAATCCAGAATGCTCCAAGCGCTGATTGCTTTCGTCACAGTCCTTTCAGGCTATTTGTTTATAACCAAATGGCATGAATCGCGATATATTATTAGACGCCAAGATTCTCAGGGCGTCTATTTTTATGCTGCAGCAGCAGGCATCACTCTCCTGGTAGTGTCAGTTTTTTTGGTGAGCTTAATGGAAGATCACCTTCTATGGGCCACTAAAACCTTGTCCTTTTGGGTGAAAGCCCATCTGCCGCTAAGTGAAAACGAAAGTAGCATCGCCGTCTCTTACTGGATAATAGTCCTAGGGATGGTCTTCACAATATGTATACCTGCAAGCTACATCTTGAATTTCTTGCAAGGCATAATGACCATGCAAGAGCAGGATTGGGTGCTGCTAGTCGGTAACGGCATAAAGGGTAGGCGGTTAAATCCTGCTTACTACTTGAAAGAAATATACGGCTACTCCTCGTCTAGACCTTTGTACCGTGCCATTACTCATATGAACGCAGATTTTGAGCTCATTCTCTTCAGAGGCATGGATCAGGCCAAACCTATCTGTTTCACTTTGAAAAATGGGAAAGTTTATGTCGGCAGGCTAATGGGTTCAGTAGACCCTGTCGACAGTAGAGATATGCTTCGCATCCTGCCGCTCATGAGCGGGTTCAGAGACCCAGTCACACACAAAGTCACCTTCACCACTTTTTACAAAAAGCTTTACGACCGAATACCGATCACACAGAGCATACAACATTTAGATGAAGCTAACTTTGAGCTAGTTTTTGGCTTCTTGGATGTACAGTCTGCCCACCTATTCAATACAAAGGTTTATGACGAATTTCAAAAAGATGGCCCTGTAGAAAGCAACCAGATCAACCTAGACCTTGACTCTGATAAGCCTTGAATTCCTTTAACCCACGCTAAATCCCGCTAGCCTCCCCCGCCCCCGATCATGGGGGCATGAAAACACGTACCGCAGCACCTCACCCCATCGCCGCTTGCGCCGCCAGCGCCACCGCTCCCATTGCGGCCTTGGCGCTGCGTGTTACGCAAGCCGAAGAAAAAACGCGCCTGATTCCTTCCGGCGAATTCAATGCCCCCCGTGGGGCCATGAGTGGCAGTGGCCCGTGGCAACTCGATGCCGCCGGTGCCCAAGCCATCATCGCGCTGGCGGCCGCCCGCTCCACCGACATCCCCATCGACTACGAGCATCAAACGCTCATGGCCGAACGCAACGGCTTACCGGCACCGGCGGCGGGCTGGATTGACCCGCGCTCGCTGGAATGGCGCAACGATGGCCTGTACGGCCAAGTGACGTGGACCGCTGCCGCGAAAGCGGCGATCGACGCCGACAGCTACCGCTATCTATCCCCCGTCTTCCCCTACGACGCCGAGACCGGCGCCGTGCTGGATTTGCTGCACGTTGCCCTGACCAACACCCCGGCGATCGACACCGCCATCACCGAACTCGCCGCCGCCCGAGCCGGGCGCGGTGCCTCTGAAGCGACACCTCCAAAGGAGAACACCGTGGACCGCGAAAAACTGATTGCCAAGCTCGGTCTGGCCAATGATGCGACCGACGAACAGATCGACACCGCCATCGCCGCGCTGAAAGCCGCCCAAGCCGATGCCGAAGCGTTCCGCTCGGCACTGGGTGCCAAAGACGACGCAAAGCCAGCGGAGGCCGTGGCTGCGCTCAAGGCTTCCAGTGCAGCCGCACCGGTAGACATGACGCAGTTCGTGCCCGTGGCCGTGTATCACGAAACCACTCAGCAGCTTGCGGCCCTGAAAGCCAACAGCAACACCGCTGAGCTGGAAGCGCTGATCACCGAAGGCCTCGCCGATGGCCGCATTCCCGGCAAAGCCACCGCCGATTGGCTGCGCACGCAAGGCTTAGCTGCCTGCAAGGCACACATTGAAGGCGCGCCGAGCATCGCGGCGCTGAAGGCGACCCAGACACAAGGCAAACAGCCGGAGGAAACCCAATCCAACGACGGGGCGCTGACCGATGCAGAGCTGGCGGTGTGCAAGGCTGCTGGCCTGACGCCTGAGCAATACCGCGCAGCGAACCCCGCATAACGACGGCACACCCTAACTCCGCAAGAGGATATCACCGTGGCTCTTAGCAAAAACCGCAATACGCCGTACCGCCATAACACCAGCCGTAGCTACCCCCTGGCAGCCAGTGCGGTGGTGTTTGCCGGAGGCATTGTCGCACTGGCCGCCAGTGGCTTTGTGGCGGCGGGCACAACCGCAACCGGCCTGGTGGCCGTTGGCGTGGCCACGCACTACCAGGACAACACCACTGGCGATGCGGGGGACCAGCACGTCGATGTGAAAGTTGGCTGCTTTGCCTTCGACAACTCCGCTGCGGCAGACGAAATCACCGCCGCCGATGTTGGCAAACCCTGCTACCTGGTGGACGACCACACAGTGGCCAAAACCGATGGCGAAGGGGGCCGCTCCCTTGCCGGAATCATCGACGGCGTAGACGACTTTGGCGTGTGGGTGCTGATCGACCCCACCTCTGGCGTCTACCTGTAACGCCCTACTAACGGCCCGCTTGGCCCAAGAGGATAGCAACCATGGATTTGAATAACGCCAACCTGAACGCCCTGTTCAAGGCCTACCGGGCCAACTTCCAGCAAGGCTTTAACTCTGTCGGCGACGCGGGCAGCGTTTACGAACAGTTCTGCACCGTCGTGAACAGCACCACTGCTGTGGAAGTGTACCCATGGCTCAAAGCCTTGCCACGTATGCGTGAATGGCTGGGTGATCGAGTCATCCACGGCCTGGAAGGCGCCGACTTCTCGATCAAAAACCGCAAGTTCGAGCTGACGGCTGGCGTGCCTCGCGACAGCATCGAAGACGACACCTACGGTCTGTATGCCCCGGTGTATCAGGAATTTGGCCGCTCCAGCCGTGAGCACCCCAACGAAATCGCCGTTGAGGTACTGGCCGCCAACCCAATCTGCTACGACGGCAAGCGCCTGTTTGCCAATGACCATCCGGTACTGGATGCCAAAAACAAGCTGATCGGCGTTTCCAATGATATGGGCGGTAATGGCGCGGCTTGGTACGTCATGGACTTAACCCGCGCCATCAAGCCGATGGTGTTTCAGAAGCGCCGTGATTATGACTTCCGCGCCCTGACCAATTTGAACGACACCCAAGTCTTCATGACCGACAACTTCCTCATGGGCGTGGACGCCCGAGTGAATGCCGGTGCAGGCCTGTGGCAACTGGTGGTGCGCTCCAATCAGCCGTTCAACGCAGAGAACTATGAGCTGGCTCGCAAAAAACTTCAGGAATTGAAAGGCGACCATGAGCGGCCGCTGGCCCTGCGCCATAGCCACACCATGGTGCCGAGCAACATGGAAGGCCCCGCACGGCGTGTGCTCACCAACGCGATGAATGAGGCAGGCGCGACCAACGAATGGGCCAACACCTCACAGCTCATCATGAACCCCTGGCTGCCCAGCGCAGCGGCATAACGGAGCACTAACCCATGCCGTACTGCACGAAAGCAGATCTCATCGCCCGGTTCGGCGAAGGCGAGCTACAAGCCATCGCCCATGACGCCAGCGGTGAGATCGATAACGCAGCCGTCGATCGCGCCTGCGACGACGCCAGCGGCGAGATCGACGGCTACGTCAGTGCGGCGGGCTACCCCGTACCGCTCTCGCCCGTACCGCGCATCGTCACCGCCTACGCCTGCGATATCTCACGCTACAGGCTCTATGACGAACACGCGACCGACCAGGTGCAGAAGCGCTACGACGACGCGGTGAAGTTCCTGCGCTCGGTCTCGCGTGGCGAAGTAAAGCTGGGCATCTCGACCGGCCCTTCATCCAGCAGTGCAGGCAGCGTGCAAATGAACCCAGGCCGCCAAGTGTTCAACGGCGGCGGTTTTTAACCCGCCGCGCTAACGTCCTGGCGCGCCGGGATACCGTCCATCCCTGGACATAAGGAGCCACCATGAGTGCCAAAGAGACCACCAAAGCAGCGCCCGTAAGCGCTGAGAAGAAAGCCCCGCCAGTGCCGCGCAAAGACGTCCAGGTGCGGGTGAAAACGAAAGCCACCGGGGCCAAGCGCACCAACAGCGGCACGATTTTCACCAACGAATGGAAGTACCTGACGTTGGACGATAAAGGCAGCGCCTACAAGTCGATCAGCGACGACCCCGCGCTGGTCGTGGAGCTAGCCGCTCCGCCTGCCAAGCCAGCCGCCGGTGACGAACCAGGCAAAGAGGCCAAGTAATGCTCTCGCTCATTGCGTGGCTTGACCGTTTGAACGCCCTGGAAGGGCTGCCCACCGTGCAACTGGCCGCCGATGTAGAAGCGGCCAAGAACAAGGTGGGCCTGCCCAACATGATGCTGGTGCTCGGGCGCGAAACGGTGAGCCATGTGCCAATGAGCAACCAGGCACGGCACCGGGTGAAAACCGAAGTGCTCCTGGTCACGGGTATCAAACGCATGAACGCGCCGCTCGGCCCGGTGGCGTCATCAGGCAGCGACGAGCTGGCCAGCCTACGGCAGCCCGCCTTGACCGCATTGATCAACTGGCTGCCAGCCGGCTGCGACATCCCCGTGAAATGGCAGCGCGGCCAGCTGCTCGCACTGGAAAGCCATGCCCTGTTTTGGGCTGACGTGTTTACCACCGAATACTTTTGGCCACTTGAGGAGACTTCACCGTGAGCCTGAAAACGAACCGCCGGGCGATGCGATTCGCTCTGGAATCAGAATACAACGATGGCACCACCACGCCCGAAGCAGCAACAGATGCCATCTTGATGCGCGATATTACCGTCACGCCGTTATCAGGCAGCAATATCGAGCGTAACTTTGTGCGGCCTTACTACGGCAACTCACCGCAGGCCCCCGGCGAAAAGCATGTGGAAGCGGTCGTGGAGGTGGAATTTAACACCAGCGGCGAGCTGGGCACACCGCCGCCCTGGGGCAAGCTACTGCGCGCGTGTGGCTGGAGCGAAGTGATTGAGGTAGGCGAGCGCGTCATCTATTCGCCGGTCTCTGAAGACGAAGACTCCGGCGTTTTCTTCTGCAACGTCGATGGCAACCTGCATAAGGGCCGCGGGGCGCGGGGCACTCCTGCCTTCACTGTCAACGCGGAAAACATGCCGGTGATCCGCTTCACCTTACGTGCATTGATCAGCCCCGTGACAGCTGAACAGTTGCCAAACGTCACGCTGAGCCAGTGGCGTGAGGCGCTGGCCGTTAACTCGCTCAACACTGAGCCGCTGGAGTTCATGGGGGCAACCGTACCGTTTAACCAGTTCTCGCTCGATATGGCGGGTCAGGTCATCCACAAAAAAATCGTGGGCTCCAACGACATTGAGATCACCGGTCGCTCACCGTCGGGTCAGTTGAGTATCGAAGATCCGGGTGTTGGTACGGTGAACTACTTCGAGATGTCGCAAAACGCTGCCACGGGCGTACTGAAGCTGGTGCATGGCAAAACACCTGAAGAACGCATCGAGATCAGCATGCAAAAGGTGGGCATCGAATCACCGACCTACGCCGATCTCGACGGTATCCAGATGCTGAGCATCAACTACATGCCCGAGCCCACCGACGGCAACGACGAAGTACTGATCGTGGTTGGCAACCCGATTCCCGACGAAGACCCGTAAGCATCGCTCAACCAACATTTAACCAGCGTTACACGCACGATTAATCAGGAGAAATACCGTGTTCAAACTCAATACCACTCGTACCTACAAGCAGCCGGTCAACCTCACGGTGGTCGACGAAGCGGGTAAAGACGTCAAGGGCACCTTTACCGCTGTCTTCAAAATCCTGCCGAACAACGAAACCCGCGAGCTGCTGGATGATGCCACGCTGCTTGATCGTGTCCTGGTCAGCGTATCGGAAATCGAAGTGACGGATGAAACCGGCAAGCCCCTGGAAGGCGAAGCCCTGCGCGATGCAGTGCGCAACGACCCTGCCGCATCGTTCGCGCTCATCACGGCCTACCAGGACAGCATCATAAAAAAGAACCGTCGTCGGAACTGATCGACGCAGGCAAGCACTGGGCTGACGCCAATACGGCGCAGCCCAACCTGGTCAAGGATGACCTCGCCGCCCTGGGTATCACCCTCGGCGGCGAGCTGGCCGCAGAGGCCGAGGCGCTCGATGCCGAGCCGGATCTCTTTCCCGTGCTACCTGAGAACTGGCAAGCCGTCGAGACGTTCCAGCGTTGCTGCCGCCAATGGCGCTTTGCAGGCATGGGCGGCCCAGTGGGGCTGGAGCTGCACGCGGTCCTGAGCGTCATCAGCCTCTACCAGTTAACCCCCGACGAACAGTTGGCGCAGCTGGATCAAGTACAACTCATCGAGCGCGGCGCGCTCAGCGTCATGAACCAACCCGCAAAACGTTAGAAGGACACACCGTGGCGAATAATCTAACGCTTAGCGTCACCCTCACTGGTGATGGCCGTCAGCTCTCCGGCACGCTCCGCGATGCCCAGAACGACGTGCGGGAATTTGGCACAACTACCGAGCGGGAAAGCCGCAAGGCCGATACCGCGCTCACGGCACCAGGCCGTAGCGCGGTGACGGTCTCAGACCACCTACGCACAACGCAGCGCGAAGCCCGCGCTTTTGGCGCAGAAACCGTGCAGGGCAGTCGTGAAGCCACCCAGGCGCTGGCCCAAACAGGCCAAGAGGTCCAGGCCACCACCAGCCACTTCAATATGCTACGCCGTGGCGTGGGTCTAGCCCTGGGCGCGTTCTCAGTCCGACAACTCGCAGGCATGACCGATGGCTGGTCAGACATGCGATCGGTCGTCGGTGCGGCCATCGGCGACATGAGCGCTGCGGGCGACATGATGGAGCGCATCACCGATATCGCCAATGCCTCCTATGCCCCGCTGGAGCAGACCGCCCGCACCTACGCAAGCAACGTATCGGCACTGCGAGATCTGGGCCGAACAGCCGCCGACACAGCGGATTACACCGAATCACTCAACCACATGCTTGTCCTGACCGCGACGCGTGGCCAGCAGGCGGAATCCGTGCAGAACGCGCTTTCCCGCGCGATGGCCGTCGGCAGGCTGCAAGCCGATGGCTTGGAGACGGTGCTGGCCAACGGTGGTGAAGTGGCCCAGGCATTGGCCAATCAACTGGGCGTCACCGTCAGCCAGCTACGTGGCCTCGCCACGGAGGGGCGGATTACCGGCGATGTAATCGCCAGCGCCCTGATCAACTCGCTGGATGACGTCCGCGAACGCGCTGGCGAAATGCCCGCCACCATTGAAGATGGTTTTGTACGCATCGGCACCTCCGCCACGCGCCTGGTCGGCGAGCTGGACCAGGCTATGGGTGCGTCTGAAGGCGTTGCAGGCATCCTGATCGGTGCCGCCGACCTGATGAACGCCGCCATCGATCCGCTTGTCGATAACATCGACAACATCCAGTTCGCCGCCACCGCCGTGGCCGCTTTGCTGGCGGGCCGTTACGTGGGGGCATTGGGCGTCGCCACCACCGCCAAGCTTGCGGCCACCCAACAAACCGTTGCTTATCAGTTGGCACTCGCCCGTATGTCGGGCATCAGCGCCACGGCAGCCACCGGGCAATTAGCGTTAGCGGGCGCAACCCGTGCCGCTGCGGGTGCGTTGGCCCTAGTGGGTGGTCCGTTGGGCGCAGCCGTGATTGCGGGCAGCGCTATTTACTATTTCCGTGAAGAGTTAGGGCTGGTCGATGTAGTGGCACAAAACACTACTGATGCCTTAGAAGAAAATACTGCTGCTATACGCAGTGGTACGGCGGCGGCATTAGATGCCTCTTATGACAATCTCATCAATGCGCTAGAGGCGGTATCTCTGCAAGCGCAGGATGCAATGGCACAAATGACCGAGCTTCAGGCTCGGCAGGCGTTTTATGAGAACTCCCATAAGGGAATGTCAGACAGCGTCACGGGTGCCATTGATCAGCAGGCACAGTCGCTAGCCGGGCTGTGGGAAGAACAAGTCAGGATTCAAACCGCTATTCGTCAAAACCGCGCAGAGCGAGAGAATGCAACGACCGCAGATCGCGCCGCCGCAGTAGCGCTGGATGACATCACGGTATCCGCTGCGAGATCTACCCAAACTACCAACGCTGCCACCGAAGCAGCACGAGCGGCCGCTGCTGCTACGCTAGCACTTACAAAAGCTACAGAGGCCCAAGCCACCGCCATCGAAGCCCTGCGCAACCGCCTGGTGCCTCACCGCAGCCAAACCCTCCAGCTCGCCCAGAACCAGAACACGTTGAACCTGGCATTCGCCATGGGTCGCATCACGGCCAGCGAATACCTCTACATGATCGGCGCACTGCAAACCGCGTACATCGAGGCACAAAACGACGCCGACGACCTGGCCACCAGCACTACCAACGCCCTCTATACCATGGAAGGCGCAATGGAAGAGCTGCGCACCAACGGCCTACGCCGCCTTGATAATGGCTTTGCCGATCTCTGGCTGGGTGCCGTAGACGGCAGCCGCAACGCCACCGACACCATCCGCCGCATGTGGGATCAAACCCTCGCCGAGCTGCTGCACATGGCCATCACTCGGCCTATCACCGTGCAGCTTGCGGCCAGCATGGGCCTGGCTGGCGGTGCCGGTGGCCAGCAGGCTGGTGGCTTTGGCATCAGCCCCGGCAGCGTGGGCAATATGTGGCAAGCGCTGCAAGGGGGCCTGGGCGGCATCCAGTGGGGTGGCGTGCCCACCGGCTACTCAGGCGGCTGGGCAGGCAGCGCCACGGCAGGCATGGGGGCCAGTGGCGGTACCAGCTTCATGGGCGGCAGCCTGCGCAACTTCTCCGGCGTGCAAGGCCTTGCAGGCCTGGGCGCGGGTTTCGCAGGCAACTACCTCGGTGGCCAACTGTTCGGCCAAGGGCGGCACAGCAACACCCTGGGCACCATCGGGGGGCTTGCAGGCACGTACCTCGGCGGCCCCATCGGCGCGCTGCTGGGCTCCGGCCTCGGCTCGGCCCTGGGTGGCCTGTTCGGCGGCTCCTGGCGAGAAACGGGCTCCGGCGTCAATCTCGGTATCAGCGACGGCAGCATCGCGGGTAATCAGTTCAGCGAACAGCGCCGCAGCGGCGGCTTGCTCCGTCGCTCACGGTCACGCACGAACACATCAGCCCTCGATGGCGAGTTTGCCGGGGCCTTGCAGGAGGTCTACGACGCCACCGAGCAGTCGCTTGCCGCCACTATCGAGGTGCTGGGCTTCCAGTCCTCCGCGTTGACCGGTTTCACCACCGGCCTAACGCGCATTGATACCAAAGGCCTGAGCGCGGAAGACGCCGAAGCGAAGATCCAGGAGTGGTTAGGCAACACACTCAACGCGCTGGCCATTCGTTCCGTCGGCGACGTCAGCCTGTACGCGCTCGGCGGTGAATCCGCTATCGACACCCTGGAGCGCCTCGCCGGTGCCCTCAGCACGCTCAACCCTATTCTTGATCAGCTGCACGGCAGTAGCCTGGCTGCATCGCTTGCCGGTGGCAGCGCCGCCAGCCACCTCGCTGAGCTGGCAGGCGGCATCGAAGCGTTCAGCGCCCGCGCCGACTACTACTATCAGAACGTGCTCACCGAAACCGAACGCCAGGAGCGCGCCATGGCGGCAGCGGCGCAGGCAATCGGCGCGTTCACGGCCCGCACAGGGCAAGTGATCAACAGCACCGGCGCTCTGCGCGACCTGGTCGATAGCATCGACCTCACCACCGCTTCCGGGCGCGAACTGTACAACGAAGCGATGAATCTGGCACCGGCGCTTGTTGAGATCGAGCGCGGGCTCGAGCGCGTTGGCCAACGCTTTGATGAGATGCTGCGTGATGCGGAATCCGTGCTGGCCAGCGCCGAACAGCAGGCCCGCCGCGCCTGGCAGGCATTCGATCAACAGCAATTCGGTATGCAGCTCGAACTGCTGGCACTGATGGGCGACGCGGAAGGCGCACTGGCCCTGGAACGCGAGCGCGAGCTGGCCTCTATCGATGAATCCCTGCGCCCCATGCGCGAAAGAATCTGGGCCATGCAAGATGAGGCAGAAGCACAGCAGCGGGCTACACAGGCAGCCCAGGGCTACATCCGCGAACTAACCCGCGTGCGTGACCAGTTGAGCCAGCAGCTGGGCAGTATCGGCAACTGGCTAGACCAGCAAATGGCCACCAGCAGCACGCCCCAAGTCAACCTGGCCACCGCACAAGAGCAATTTGCTCGGCAGCTGATCCGCGCCGAAAACGGCGACCGCGACGCGCTCCAGAGCATCACCCAATACGCCCAACAAGTGCTGGATGCGAACCGCGATTACAACGCGTCCAGCCCCGCTGGCCAGCGCATCGAGCAAGACGTTTTTTCAGCACTGAAGGATCTGCCCAAGGCGCTGAGCGATGCCGAGTTTATCGTCGAAGGCTTCCGGGGCATCGTCACCGATGAAATGGCAGCAGAGATCGAACGCGCTATTTTCTCCTCGCAGTACACCATTGATGCGCTGATTGATTTTGCCGCCGATGCCTCAGCCCTGCCGCAGGATCTACGCACGATCCTGGGCGAACAAGCCCATCGGCTGGATAGTACGCTCAACTATTTGCTCGGCGAAAACCAGCTCGATAGCGAGCTACGCCAGCTCGCCCTGGCATCGTCGAACACCCTGGTGGCCACGGTCGACTACATCGCCCGCCGCCAGCTCAGCGACGGCGACAAGCGCCTGGCACTCGCCAGCAGCAACACCATGAGCGCGGTGATTGACTACGTGGTGCGCTCAGAGCTGGACCGCGAGAGCAAGCGGCTGGCGCTGGAGTCTTCTAACGCCTACAGCGCCATGATCAATATGATCCTGGGCCGCGATATTACCGCCGACGACCGCACACTGGCCCTCGATAGCGCCAACCGCTACACCACGCTGGTGGACTATGTCGTGCGTGCCGAGCTAACCGGCGGCAACCGCCGTCTCGCGCTGAGCAGCCTCAACGAATATCAAACCCTCATCGACTACGCGACCCGTGCCGACGTGAGCAGCGATGACCGGAAACTAGCGCTCACCAGTGGCAATCGCTACTTGAGCACTCTTGATTACATCGTTGGTAAGGATATTGACGATGGCAGTAAAGAGATCGCCCTTGCGTCGTCGAACCGCTACCTCACAACCGTCAACATCGTGCTCGGCAGCAACATCAGCAGTGCTGATCGTCGCCTGGCACTCAACAGCACAAACCGTTATGACGCGGTGATTCGTTACATTGTCGATGCCCCTATCACGGGTGGTGATCGACGCCTGGCGCTCTCAGCAGGCCAGCAGTACGAAGCGCTCATCGGTTACTACGTCAACCGTGACATTAGCCAGGCTGACCGCACGCTGGCCCTTAATAGCGCGAACCGCTACCTGGCCAACGTCGAGTTCATCGTCGGTCGTGATATCAGCAGCAGCGACAGACGCCTGGCGCTCAACAGCAATAACCGCTACGTCAGCACCATCGACCAGTTGATCGGCAAGCAGATCGGGGGCGGCGATCGCAGGCTCGCGCTGAACTCCACGAACGCGTATTTAACCACCGTGGATGCAGTGCTGAAACGCGGTATCCCCGCTGACGTGCGTACGTTCGGGCTGGCAAACTCCAACGCGATCATGGCCACCGTGGACGGCATCCTGGCCTCCGGCATGTCCGGCGATGTTCGCACGCTCGCCCTCAAGAGCAGCAACAGATTCGTGACCACGTTAGAGGCCGCGCTGAAGGATGGCCGTATTACGGGCGACGAGCGCAAGCTGCTGGACGCACGCTCAGAAGACGTGATCAAAACGCTGAAAACCAGCGGCTCGCTGAACCTCACGCAAGACGAATGGGCGGTGATCAATGCCGCCAGCGGCACGCAACGTTTGCAGCTGCTGGCCGATGTGGCCTTTGGCCGGACGGATCTCGACCATTTAAAGGACATCGACGACAACACACGGTCGCTTGAAGAGCGGGCATTCGACCAGCTCAAGGAGCTGAACAGTTTAGTCGGCGAGATGACGCGTTCTACCGATCAGTTTGTCGGTTTGAACACAACCATGATCAGCCTGCGCGACTCTATTAACGCGCTCGGGGTAGCCCAAGCCGATATCGCACGCATCGAAAAAGAACGAGCGGCGGCGGAGAAAGCAGAGCGCGACCGTGTGGAGCGTGAGCGTACCGTGGCGAACTACATCTCGAACGCTGAGCGTTTTGATGCGGCGGCGGCACGCTCTAGTGAAACAGCAGATCGGCTGAGTGGCCGCATCGACTCCCGCGATGCGGGCAATATCTCACGATTAATTGACAGGCGGATGGATGACGGCGTTTTCACGCATCGAGAATGGGAAGACATGCTCGCCCATCTGAGTCGAACATTCGGGCGCGATTCATTGGAGTACTTGTTCGGTCGAGAGTACGCAGCGGCCTATCGCAACAAAACCCAGGCAGACGCGGAGCGTGAGAAAGCGGCACGTATCAACGGCTCTCACCGCACGGGCCTGGAGTATGTGCCGTTTGACGGCTATTTGGCTGAGCTGCACCGTGGCGAAAAAGTGCTGACGGCCGAAGACGCCGATGCCATGCGCAACATCACCATCGCTCGCCCAGCGCCTCTCCCCAACTACCCACTGCTGGGCAACAGCGACATCGTGGAAACCCTACGCGACCTCAAACGTGAAGTCACCGAGCTGCGGCGCGATAACGCTCGGCTCCAAGGCGAAAGCAACCAGCACCTTGCGGCGGCAAATAACCAGCGTGGCGCAGCGGCCAAGGGTCAGATCGGTGCTATCGAGCAAGGCAACAAAATGCTCAAGCGCATGGCAGACGACAAGCGGCTGGAGGCGGCAAAACAATGACCTGGACGCTCACCCTTCAAGCCCGCGACGAAGAGAACCAGCCGCAAACCCTGCGCTTTAGCTTAGGCCGCTTTATGGATGCAGAAGACAACTTTTACGACCCGCGCATTATGCAGCCGGGCTTGTATGAAGCGGGGCTGTACGCTGGCCAGCTACTCCAGCAAAGCCGTAGCGGCTACGGCGAGACGACGCTGATCAACACCGATGGAGGCCTCGACTACCTCGCCGACTATGCCGTCGATGGCCGCGAAATGGTGCTGGCGCTTGATGGCGTGCCGCAAGTAGTGGGCACCGTCGCACGCCTGGCGTTTTCAGATGACGAAGTTTCGGTGGTGCTGCGCGACCCGCTTGAGCCGCTACGCTCGCCGCACCCGATGCAGACTTACGCGGGCGATAACGTGCTGCCCAATGGCCTGGAAGGCACCCAAGACGACATCGCAGGCGAACCCAAGCCGCTGGTGTTCGGCGAAGCGCGCAACGCCCAGCCAGTGCTCATCAACACCGCGCTGTTGATCTACCAGGTGTCATCGCTCGCAGACTGCACAATTCAAGCCGTTTACGACAGAGGTGTCGCACTCGATAACGGCGGCGCCTACACAAGCCTGGCGCAGTTGCAAAGCACCGCCCCCGCACCGGGCACTTTCCGTGCCTACCAGGGCTATGTCCGCGTCGGCGATAGCGCTACAGGCACGCTCACCGTCGATGCCGCCCAAGCCGACCCACGCGCAGGGGCCGTTGCCCAGGCATTGGCAACAGCGCGGGGCTACACCCTGCATGACGACGATGTGGCCACGTTGAATGCCTACGGCGCGGTGCGCGTCTACCTAACGACCCAGACAAACACCCTGGAGCTGCTCGATCGCATCGCTGAAAGCATCGGCGGGTACCTATCCGCACAACCCGACCAGGTGCTGCGTTTGGGCACCTGGGAAGAACCCGAGCCAACCGACGCTGCGATTCATGACTACGCCATTCAAACCGTCAGCCGCAGCGCCACCGGCGCAGGCCCCGGCGGCCTGCCGGTGTGGCGCGTGAACATCGACTGCGACCGGATCGAAACCGTACAGGAAGACCTCGCCGGTAATGTCGATAACGGCCGCCGCTCCCGTTTGGCCCGCCAAACGCGGCGCGTAGTGGTCACCGATGAGTCAGTGCGCGAACGTCACCCTCTCGCTGGTGAACTCACGATTAACAGCGTGCTGGCCAGCTACGTGCAGAGCCATGCAGTCGCCAACCGCGTGCTGGCCCTACTCGGCGTCCGCCGCGACACCGTCACCGTGGAAGCCATCGAAGCGCTGCTGCCGTCCGTGGGCGGCAACCTGACGCTGATCACGCCCCGTCAGGGCTACGGCGCAGGCCGAGCGATGCGCGTCACCGGCTACCGGCTCAACGCCCAAACCGACGAAATCACACTGAACCTCTGGGGCTAACCATGGCACTTGATCCCAACAAAATCGCACTGTGCTGGCCCAACTACATCGATGACGCCGTGGTGAGCGGCGGCGCATGGGTGCCCACGCTGCCGCTGGAGCACATACAGGACGACCGTACGTCTGTTGTCGCTAAAACCGCATCATTAGACCCAGCAGACACACAGTTTTCGATCACGCTACCCAAGCGCGAGCGCCTGCAAGTACTCGCGATTTATGCCCACAATCTCAGCGCTACAGCGACGATCAGAGTCCGCGTCTACCGTGATGCAGGCCAAACCGACCTCATCTATGACACCGGCTGGCAAAACGTCTGGCCCGTGCTGTATGGATTGGATGATGTTATCTGGGGGACCGACAATTTCTGGAACCGTCGCCTCTCAGAAGATGACCGGCAAAAGTACACGCCGCTGACGCCTGTGCTATTCGAGGAGCGCCTGCTGGGCAGCAGTTTGCACGTCGAGCTGATTGATACATCGAACCCTGATGGGGCCATCATGCTGGGCCGCGTCATGCCCGCCGACGTCTGGCAGCCCATCAAGAACCTCGACTGGAACGTCAGCCACGGCTATGACACCGGCACCCAAATCACCCGCGCTGGTGACCTCAAGCGCACCGGCTACGCCCGACGCGTCACGCCCAAGCGCACCGTTAATTTTCAACTCTCGAACCTTACAGAAGACGAGGCATTCCTGCGCCTGCACCGGCTGCAACGCACACAGGACATCGTCGGCGAGATCCTCTACCTCTGGTCACCGAGACCATCCCCTACCAACTTTGCGAGGGCAATGATTGCCCAGCAAACCGAACTCAACGGCATCACGCACCCGTACCACGCAAATTACGAACACGCGATGTCACTACTGGAGATCCTATAAATGGCGAGCGTAACGTTCCCCACCGCCCTCGGCGGCGATGGTAAAACCTACACCGACGATGCCCATCCAGATACCGGCCTGGATGGACTGGGGCACGTCACACGTTTTGTACCGTGCCTGAAAAATGTAGTGGCCATGGCAGGTTACACAGCTCAATACGCCGCAAAAATCGACGCGGCAGCGACGTATGCGGATAGGGCTGAAGATGCGAAAAGGTACGTTGAGGCCGTGGCGGAAGCGTATGCAGTCAACCTGCTGGACGCCTACCGTGACCGAATTACGCTGGGCGCGGATTTTCGAGCAGGGCGGTATACGCGGGATGATGGGGCGCGGTTAGATACTAACGATCCGAGCTTGATCTTTAGCATAGTACGTTCAACGCCCAAATTTCTGGAGGCGTCTAATCAATATTTGCGAGAGTACGCTCCTGATGTAGTGGCACGTGAGTGGAATAAAGGCAAGCCGCTGGGGGCAGTGATCGAGCCTACCAGCCAAAACTTGCTGGTTTATAGTGAGGATTTTTCCGGCTCAGGCTGGGTGATTGCAACATCAATGGGAGACATAAAGGATGGTTTAGCTTCTTGGTTAAATAAGCCCTATATGCGTTATGATAACTTCACTTTTAGTGGCTCATTGTCGATTCTACAAAACATAACCGTCTCTTCCGGTCAGGCTGTAACTCTATCCGCGTATGTGTCTAACGAAACAACGCCCCGGTATTTAGCGTTTAATATGGGCAACGATTTCAGAGTCGTTGTTGACACCGAAAATGAAGTCATAAGCTCTAATCCCGCTGGCGTGAGTGCCGCGTTATTTGTACGAAAAACACTCAACGGACGCAGATTTTGTCTAACCGTGACGCTTCCGACGACTCAGAACAGGTTTGGGGTGTTTTTTAGAAAATCTAACAGCGTCGGCTACAACGACAACTGGATTCCAGGCGATGTCATTGCGCTGACAGCGATGCAGCTGGAAATTGGCGATAAGGCCACATCGTACATACCCACTCTCGATTCCAGCGTTACTAGGCAGTCAGATCAATTGTTCCGGATATCAGAGGGCCAATTTAGTCGACAGCAAGGCACCTTTTATGCTCAGTATTTAAAGCCACCCGGTGGTTTTGACTACATCCTCGGCTTGGGCACTGCTAATGATGAGGAAATAAACCTAGGGAATTCAAGCGCTAGATCCACTTTCATCAACTTAAGATCGGGTGGTGAATTTTCCAGCATCAACGCTGCTAGCTTGCAATCTCAAATCGGAGAGCTTGAGAAAGCTTTGTTTACGTATGTCTTCAACGGTACCTCCTATATATTCGAACTTTTTGTTAATGGTGGTTTTGCTGGTACTGGTGAGTTGACTCGTTTGCCTGCCGGGTTCGAAAACAATATTGCAATAGGACGACGCCGGGCTAATTTCAACGACCTCCATGCAAATACGAACATTTTCGGATTTTTTTATATTCCTTTGCAATTGTCACGTGCCGAAGCGCAGGAGCTAACAACACTATGATCGACGCCATACTGCACCTGCGCGCTAATACTGAGCTGCCTGCCGACATCATCAGCGATAATGGCACGCCAGATCTCAGCGACCCCACCGCAATCAACGCAACAGGCGACCGCCTCCACTACGTGCGCCTACACATGGAGCAGCTAAACCAATGGCGCTCACACGCAACAGTGCTGGCTGAAACCCCATACACTGGCGTCGGTACCACTGACCGTCTGTATCAGCAAATCAAAGCAGACCCCGAGGCGCTAGCCCTCTACGAATCGGTCTACAACACAAGCCCGCGTGAAATCGACGACGGCGAAGGCGGCACCACAACGTACGTCCCGCCCTTCAAGTTCGGCATGCTCGCAGAGAGCATGATGCCCGTTCCTGAGTCTGTAACAAGCAGGCAAGGCATGGAGCAGCTAATCCGCAGTGGGCTGGACGAACAAGTCGATGACGCTATCAACGGCATCACCGACATAGTAGAGCGCAAACTGGCCCGGAACTGGCTAGACAAAGCCAGCATCTGGGAGCGCAACAACCCCCAATTGCTAGCCATCGGCAACGCGCTAGGGCTATCAACAGAAGACGTCGACAGCCTCTTTATTCAAGCAGCGACGTTGTAGATCAGTAGAAGAGGAGTGACCACCCCAGGTGCGGGAACACCTTGGGTAGCCACCAACAAGCAGATCAAGCCTGCAAGTCGGCCAAGACTCCCCTGCCTCGCGAGGCACGGGCAGTCTAAGCCAAACGTTAGAACGTTAGAAGGCTTGACATGGTGTTAATAGAAATCCGTTGTAAGCAGTGCAACCGCAAGCTGGCCAACGTCAGCGACTATCAGTTCATCGAAATAAAGTGCCCACGTTGTAGGCACTTAAACCAGCAGAGAGCCACGAGCTCCAAACCCTTAAAGGAGACGCCTCGTGGCTACCCCAATCATTCCCTGGATGGGCGGCAAGCGCCGCCTCGCTGACCGTATCTTCCCACTAATGCCACCGCACCAGTGCTACGTAGAGCCCTTCGCAGGAGGGGCCGCGCTGTTCTTCCTGCGCCCCTCCCCTGCAGACGTCGAGGTGCTAAACGACGTCAACGGCGACCTCGTGAACCTCTATCGTGTAGTACAAAACCACCTTGAAGAATTCGTCAGGCAATTTAAGTGGGCGCTCTCGAGCCGTCAGGTGTTCGAGTGGCTGAAGATGACACGCCCGGAAACACTCACGGACATCCAAAGAGCCGCCCGATTCTACTACTTACAACAGAACGCCTTTGGTGCTCGCATCGAAGGCCAGACGTTTGGCACCGCCACCACCACCCCACCAGGGCTAAACCTGCTGCGCCTGGAGGAGTCACTGTCCGCGGCACACCTGCGCTTAGCCAGCACGTTCATCGAACACCTAAGCTGGCAAGACTGCATCGAGCGATACGATCGACCGCACACGCTGTTCTATATGGACCCGCCCTACTGGCAGACAGAAGGATATGGGGTACCCTTTGGCATAGAGCAGTACGAGGAAATGGCGAGCATGCTGGCAAAGCTGAAAGGCAAGGCCATCATCAGCCTCAACGACCACCCAGACATCCGCCGGATCTTCGCGGACTACCACATCGAAACCACCGACATCCGCTACACCGTCGGCGGCGGCAAAGGCTCAGACGCCAAAGAGGTGCTGATCTTCAGCTGGGATGTGGATGCCGAACCGGCTGGCTTGTTTTAA